ATACATTTAGTATATGGCCTGACTTTTTAAAAATGACAAGTGATATTTACGGTGATGGTATGTTTTTCTTTGGTAAACGAGAACAGCAGTTTAGTAGGCATTTGTGGGCACGCGCTGGTGTACAAGGTGATGCTATTCCTACACCAAATAATACCAACTTTATATTTCAGGGACAAGCTGAACCACAAAAAGATCTAGGATCTTTTACTTATTTTAATACACCTAGTGGTTCTTTGTATACCAGTGATTCACAATTATTTAATAGACCCTATTGGTTGCGAAGAGCACAGGGCACTAATAATGGTATATGTTGGGGTAATAACTTATTTATTACAGTATTTGACAATACCAGAGGTACTAACTTTACTATTTCAGTTTTGAAGGATAAGGATGAAACAGAGTTACAAAATGGGACATATCAATATAATGCTACTGATTTTAAACAGTTTTTAAGACATGCAGAAGAATACGAATTTGAAGTTATATTCAGACTTTGCAAAGTTACATTAGATCCAGATGTGCTGGCACATATAAATGTTATGAATCCACGTATATTAGAAGAGTGGAACTTGGCTTTCGTGCCGCCCGCACCACAGGGCATTGAGGATGCTTATCGGTATATACGTTCAATGGCAACTAGATGTCCTACAGAAAACACTGAAGAAAAGGAAGATCCTTATGCCAACATGGTGTTTTGGGATGTTAATTTAACAGAGCGCTTTTCTTCTGACTTAAGTCAGCATTCTTTAGGTAGAAAATTTCTGTATCAGGTAGGATTATTGAATGGTAAGCGACCAAGAACTGATTATACTGTGAAAACTAAACGTTCTGTGAAACGAAAACGAACAAAATAATTGTTTTGTTTGTTTACATATATAACCACTGAGCCATGTACTCTACTGTGAATGTTTCAATAAATAATGACTGTGAAATACATGGCGTTGTCTTTGAGTCATTGGGGGCAGCATTCTTTGCACACCTATATATGACACTACTTACACGATTAACAAGTCACTTGTGTGAAGACCTCCTTTCTACAACGTTGTGTACCAGTAACGGTAAGTTAAATGGCGCCAAAGGGCATTGGTTTACCACATGTGGTAATTCATGTGCGCACTTTTGCCAGAAAGGGCAAGTAAAGGCGAAGGCATATGATATGATCTTTGGAAAGCAACGCTTACGTTACTGGCTGTACGCCTTTGTACCGCCTTCGGTTACAAATGTTCTTTCCGTCTTATTGTTCTCAACTATCATTCCAATGATAATTTTGTTACCGGGAGTGGTATATAAATGTGATTTTCAGCTGTTTAACATTTTCCCGATGGAGACCCTTCCTGGAAAGCTTGATGTGCTGTGCAAGCAATATGGGATTTCTTTTTTTGATCTGCGAATTCGATGTGTCTTCTGCAACCATTGGTGTTCTACTATTGATCTTGCTGCTTTTCATCATAAGTGTTTATGCCTACTGTGGAAAAATTCTGTATGTTATGCTTGTTGTTCTGCATGTCTTCGGTTGTCTGCTAAACATGAGCAAGAAAAGTATTATCAGTGCTTTGTATCTAGCGATTTATTTGAAGATGTTGTGTGTCAGCCTTTGCAAGCTGTGGTGATTCGATGCTTGATTTGCCTTGCAAAACTAGATTATATTGAAAAACTAGAACACAAGAATAATAAACGGGTGTTTCATTTGGTTCGAGGATATTGGAGAGCTCTTTGCAGAAATTGTTCAGACAAATAATGCAGGGCTCTGTAACTACCATTCCTGATATTGTTTTAGATACTTTAGTATTACCTGCTAACTTAGTTTGTGACGAGTCTTTGTCACCAGATGTGGAACCGGAGGAGGAGCAAATTTATAAGGTTGATTCAATTTGTCACACTTGTGGAACACGCTTGAGAGTTTGTACTATTGCCTCTGTAACTGCAATTAGAAGATTGCAAACTCTTTTACTTGCTGACTTACATTTTCTCTGTCCATCCTGTGCAAGAGCTCTTTGCCATCATGGGAGATTCAACTAAAGGTACTGCAAACGTTGACTCTTTGGATAATATAAGTGAGTGGTGCTTTGTGAATGAAGCTGAATGTGTGGATAGTCTTGACACCATTTCTGAGTTATTTGATGCAGATACAGACGTATCTAATATTTCAAATTTAATTGATGATGACTTGGACTCTGTTGATCAGGGAAATTCCCTGGCACTGTTCAACGCTCAAGTAAGAGAGGAGTGCGATAAAGCTATAACTGACTTAAAACGAAAGTTTATTGCGAGCCCGGATCACAGTGTTGAGAAATTGAGTCCGCGGCTGCAAGCAGTTCAGATATCTCCACAGAAAACATTAAATCCGAAAAGAAAATTGTTTGAGGACAGTGGACTAGGAGACGATGAAACTACAAATTCTTTTGTACAGGTAGACCCTTTAGGTAGTTCTTCTGTTCCTAGCACTGCTGCGCCGGATGAGTTTGCTATTTTGCATAGCTCAAACCAGCGAGCAACATTGTTTACAAAATTTAAAGAAAAATATAATGTGTCATTCTCAGAAATTACTAGAAATTTTAAAAGTAACAAAACTTGTAATCATAACTGGATAATATGTGTATTTGCAGTACAGGATGACCTTATAGAAGCATCTAAAACCTTATTACAACAACATTGTGAATATCTTCAAATGGTTATAAGTGATTTTTCAGCAATGTATTTGGTTGAATTTAAAAGTACTAAAAATAGAGAAACAGTTGTAAACCTATTTACTCAAATGTTAAATATATGTGATAAGCAAATTTTATGTGAGCCTCCAAGAGTCCGAAGTACTGCTACAGCATTGTATTTTTACAAAAAAGCTCTAGCTAATATTGGATTTAAATATGGTGTGTATCCACAATGGATGGCTTCATTAACAATGGTGAATCATCAAGCTGCTACAGCAGAAACATTTAAATTATCAGAAATGGTACAATGGGCTTATGACAATGATTTTACTGAGGAGCCTGAAATTGCTTATTATTATGCACAATATGCTCAGGAAAGTAGTAATGCAGCAGCGTTTTTAGACAGCAATCAGCAAGTGAAATATGTGAAAGATTGTTGTGCTATGGTCAGATTGTATAAAAGGCAAGAATTAAGAAACATGAGTATGGGTGAGTGGATTAAAAAATGTTGTGGCAAAACAACAGAAGGAGATGGCTGGAAAATTATTGCAAGATTTTTAAAGTATCAAAATGTAAATATGTTATCATTTCTAATATCTTTAAAACAGTTCTTAAAACATATTCCTAAGAAAAGTTGTATAGTTATATATGGGCCTCCAGATTCAGGTAAATCATATTTTTGCTTTGGGCTAATTAAGTTTTTACAAGGTAGAGTGGTATCATTTATGAATAAAAACAGTCACTTTTGGATACAGCCACTAATTGACACTAAAGTGGGAATGTTAGATGATGCTACACATGCGTGTTGGAATTACTTAGACATATATATGCGAAATGCGTTTGATGGAAATAATGTGTCCATAGACGTAAAGCACAAAAACTTACAGCAAATCAAATTACCACCAATGTTGATTACTACTAATGTACCAGTTCCCAAGGAACCTTCATTAATGTATTTATATAGCAGATTAACATGTTTTGAATTTGCTAATAAAATGCCTTGTGATGATATGGGTAACCCACTTTATAACATCACTACTGAATGTTGGGCTATGTTTTTTAGTAAGTTTTACAGACAATTAGAACTAGAAGAAGACGATGGAGACCCAACAGAGTCTGGCCGAACGTTTTGCTGCACAACAAGAAATGCAAATGACACTGATTGAAAAAGAGTCCACTGATTTATCTGATCACATTGCTTATTGGGACGCTGTTAGATTAGAAAACCTATTGGGGTTTTATGCTAGAAAAGAAGGCTTTAAACAATTGGGCCTACAACCATTACCTACATTGCTTGTGTTAGAATACAAATGTAAAGAAGCCATGAAAATGAAATTGCTTTTAGAAAGCCTTAGTAAATCACAATATGCAAATGAACCTTGGACATTGTCAGAGGTTAGCGCTGAGCTAATGAACACAAATCCTAAAAACTGTTTTAAAAAGAAACCATTTACTGTGACTGTATATTTTGATAATGATGAACAGAATTCTTATCCTTACATATGTTGGGAATATATATACTATCAAGATGATAAAAATATGTGGCACAAGGTAAATGGAGACGTTGATATAAATGGTTTATTCTTTAGAGAAGTAACAGGAGACTTTACATATTTTACACTTTTCCAACCAGATGCAGAGAAATATGGCCATACAGGACATTGGAGTGTAAAGTTTAACAATCAAACATTGTTTACCTCTGTTACCAGTTCCACAAGGACTGCTACCGGGTCTGAAACTCGAGCCCCCACGCACCCCGTATCCGTACCGAAAACAACTAGAAAACGTAAACAACAAAGCGACACCGACTCCGAAGGCCAATCGCCCACCTCGACGAGCTCTGGACTTCGATTTCGACGAGGACGACAACAAGGAGAATCAGCCACCGACGGAGGGTCCGCAGGACCACCTGCCAGAACAAGAAGAAGAGGAGCTGACACTGGTGCGCCGTCTCCTGAAGAAGTGGGCTCTAGAACTGAAACATTACCACGACAAGGTCTTCCGAGAATTCGAAGACTGCAGGAGGAGGCTCGAGACCCATACTTAGTGTGCTTTCAAGGTTGTCAAAATTCTTTAAAATGCTTTAGATATAGATGCTTCCTTAAATATCCACAACTATATATTGCTGCTACTAATGTGTTTCAATGGATATACCACAATAATGAAAAATCTGGTGTTGGTAGAATGTTATTTGCTTTTAGTAGTCATGCTCAAAGAGAAGAATTCATGCAAACTGTAACTGTTCCCAAAGGTTGTAACTACTGTTATGGTAACATAGATTGTTTATAAAAATATGGAAACCCAGCGTAGACGCAAACGTGCAGCACCTGAGCAACTTTACAAACATTGCTTACAAGGTGGTGATTGTATACCTGATGTACAAAATAAATATGAGCAAAAGACATGGGCTGATATTTTACTTAAAGTGTTTGGGAGTTTGTTATATTTTGGTAATTTGGGTATTGGAACTGGAAGAGGTAGTGGTGGTTCTTTGGGTTATAAACCTTTAGGCTCACCAGAACTGGGTGGGAGGCCTGCTCCAATAACTCCAGCTAGACCCAGTATATTAATTGATGCTGTGGGTCCGCCAGAAATAGTAACAATTGATGCAACTGCTCCTGCTGTAGTTCCACTGTCAGAAGGAACAATTGATGTAGGCTTAGTGACACCTGATGCTGGCCCAGGTTTGGGTGTTGAGGAACTTGAGTTATACACTATTACAAATCCAACAACTGATGTGGGTGGTGTACAACCAACTCCTACAATAGTTTCATCAGAGGAAGGGGCAACAGCTATTATTGATGCACAACCCATTCCAGAACGTCCAGTTCAAGTTTATTTTGATCCCAGTCCTTCTGCTAGTTCCACAGTTAATATTTTCCCAGCTATGCCAACCACCTCAACAGATGTGAATGTCTTTGTAGACTCATTTGACAGTAATGTCATAGGTGGCTTTGATGAAATACCTTTACAAAGGTTAAACTATGAAGAATTCAATATACAAGACATCCCAGAGACAAGTACACCAGTTCAAAAAGTGGAAGCCGCATTATCGCGCGCCAAAAATTTATACAGTAGACGTTTTAGGCAGGTACCAGTACGCTCATCAACATTCATAAGGCAACCATCCAAACTTGTTCAGTTTGAATTTGATAATCCCGCCTTTGATGCTGAAATCAGTTTACAATTTGAGCGGGATTTGGCTCAAGTTCAAGCTGCACCGGAAGAAGATTTTGCAAATGTCATCACATTACATAGGCCACAACTAAGTTCATTTGAGGGCAGAGTAAGAGTGAGCCGTCTGGGAGACACTGCAACTATTGCAACCAGAAGTGGTACAGTTATAGGGCAACCAGTTCATTTTTTCCATGATCTTTCTACTATTACTAATGCTGAAGCATTTGAAATGCAAGTATTAAATGAGCATGGTGGTCTAGATACAGTTGTGGACAATTTATTAAATAATACAGTAATAGATTCTGTAATAAATTCAAATGTTGCTATTACTGAGGACGATTTGATTGATCCATTAGAAGAAGACTTTGCAAACACACATTTAATTATTCAATCAACACAAGATGTAGATGAAAATATTCAAATACCTATTGGGCCTAGTATTACATCTATAAAAACATTTACTCCTGACATAGGAACTGGATTTTTTGTAACGTCCACCAGTACCAACACAACACAAGACTTTATTCCTTGGGTTGACTTAACATCTGCAATTAATATGGATGACGTTTTTGATTTTTATTTGCATCCTGGACTGTTACCTAGAAAGCGTAGACGACTTCGTTTGTATTAATGTTTTACAGATGTCTTCTCTATGGCTGCCAAGCTCTGGTCCACTGTATCTACCTCCAGCAAAACCTGTGGCGCGTGTATTGCGAACAGATGAATATGTTACAGGCACTGATGTATATTTTCATGCGGGCAGTGATCGCTTATTAATAGTGGGACATCCTTATTTTAATGTGAAAGAAAATGGAGAAAATACGGTAACTGTTCCTAAGGTATCTGCTAATCAATACAGAGTATTTCATTGCAAGTTACCTGATCCAAACAAATTTGCTCTGATAGACAAAACTCTACATAACCCAGATAGGGAAAGATTAGTGTGGCAACTTACAGGCATAGAAATTAAACGAGGAGGTCCTATTGGAATAGGGTCTACAGGTAATCCTTTATTTAACAAAACAGGAGATACAGAAAACCCCAATACATACACAGAAAAAGATGTTGCAGACCAACGAATGAATGTTTCATTTGATCCAAAACAAACACAGCTATTTATTGTTGGCTGCACACCAGCCACAGGTGAATATTGGGACGTTGCTAAACCATGTCAAGAATTAAAAAAAGGTGAATGTCCTCCTATTCAATTAGTAAATGATGTTATACAAGACGGGGACATGGGAGATCTCGGATTTGGAGCAGCTAACTTTAGGACTTTACAGAAAGATAGGTCAGGTGTTAGTTTAGATTTATTAGATACATTTAGTATATGGCCTGACTTTTTAAAAATGACAAGTGATATTTACGGTGATGGTATGTTTTTCTTTGGTAAACGAGAACAGCAGTTTAGTAGGCATTTGTGGGCACGCGCTGGTGTACAAGG